GTTGTTGGGGCATAGTCAGCTTCCGCACCCTTAATTCTTGCCTCTGCGCCAGTTTTAAGTGCTTCCTGATTGGCTTTTTGTAGGTCAGCAGCCGCCTTCTGAGTTTTGGCTAGTGCCTCGAGTTCTGCACGACCCTCTGGGGATTGCAACAAAACAGGCGCAATGCGTTCATAGTCGAGCCTGAACTCTGCTGGCTTGTAACCCGTAACAGCAGAACGCAATGGGTTTCCAAACTCATCAACTTCAGGAACAGTAGCGGCAGATTGGCCTGAGATGGTTTCTGGGGCCATCATCAAGTTAGATGAGATCAACTGTCTAGCCTGTTGACTTCTAGCCAATGATTCAATACCCATCTGACGCTTACGCAACTCATCTTGGCGAGCCAAAGCCTGATCACTCAAATTAGTCAACTGCAAAGCCAATTGGGTATTGCCCATGTCACTTGCTCTTTGAGCCGCTTGAGCAATAGACTGAGGATCATTGATGTTCAATCCTCTGGTCAACTGTTGTTGCTGTCTGATCCTAACCAATTCTGGGTCTTCTACACCCATCAAGCCAGCAAACCCACCAGCGGCACGACCAGCACCAGCTTGGATAGCGGCATTTGCATACTGCATAGGATCAAGTTGTGCCATAGCAATAGCATCTTTCAACCCCTGACGATTGCGCTCTTCCTGATACATCTCAGGACTAACACCAAACAAACTTCCAACAATATCTGTTGCCATGATTATTCCTTAGAAATTAGCGTCTTTATCATCTTTACGGGTATCTGTCCCATAATCTATTGGAAGGCCACCACTGAATAATCCCAACAAATCTGGGAAATTGTTTCCAGTAAATTGACCCAAGGCATTGCCAAACTGAGTGTTTCCACCAGCACCAACCAATGCCCTCGACAACGGGTTGAACTGCATAGAAGGCAGTCTAGCAGCAGCAGCCGCAGTGGTTCCTCTGATTCCAAGTTCACCAGCCCTTGCACCAGATGTAGAACTCAACTTAGCCAACTCTTGACTTATAGACAAAGGTTGCTGACCCAATGCCTCTAACGATGTACCTACGCCAATACCAGTGCTGAATGGAGCATAAGCACCTGTCAAGCCCTGACCATAAGCACCAAGCAAGTTAGCACCTGTACCCATCAATCCAGCACCAAACTGCACTTGTTGTTGACCAGCTTGCTGTGCGCCAGCAGCCAATTGAGCATCCTGTTGGGCCAAAGCGTTGTAGTACGCTTCCATCTCAGGAGATGCCGCCCGTAGACCTTGACCACCACCTGGGCGCATACCAGTGCCACCAATAGACAGACCACCACGACCAGTGTTAAACAGTTGGGTTTGTAGTTGAGCCAATTGACGCTCACGGCTAGGAGCAAGCAAGTCTTGCTGTCTTGCCATGTAGTCAGCGGCAACCTGTTCAGGAGACTGAGCCAGATACTGTTGACCAAGACCAAACAAGCCTTGTGCGCCAGCAGTTAAAGGAGCATAACGACCAGCCGCTTGTTCTGCCTCAGTCAAGCCTTGACCAGTTAAGGCCATAACTCGATCTTGCATTGCCTTGAGTTCTGGGGTTAACTGATAACCAGCACTTGTCAATTGACCAGTTGTAGGATCAACTTGGAATTGGCTTGTGCCAAACCTTGTGGTTGTTCCAATAGGTCTAAACTGAGAGCCACCAACCGCTTGACCAGTTGCCTCAGAAATCATCCTAGCTTGTTCTTCAGATGCTTTAGCCGCAGTTTGACCAGCCAAAATACCACCAACGCCACCAACAGCGCCACCTAAAAGTGATCCTAATGCCTGTTGTTGAGCCGTTCTTTGTGCTGTGGTTAAAGGTCTTACGCCACCGCCACCAGCAGTGCCACTAAGCAATCTTTGTAGTTGACCAACAGTTAGGTTTCCATACATGGCTGGGTTTTGACTTGTGCCCATTCCACCAGCGCCACCTGTTGGATCATCGTAAAACTGTGTATTACTACTATTCATCATGCCTGTTGGATCAGTTGCATAATCAATTGGAGTTCCTTGATAATTGTAAAGTTGATTGTAAAAATCATCTTCTGTTCCATAATATTGACCAGCCCCGCCTGTTGGGTCATCATAGGTTGCCATATTTCCTCCAGTATTTCCAGTAATCGGTGTTTGTGGTGTTGGTGTGGGTATATCAAACCCAGATGTGTCTGAAATGTCTTGTGTGGTATCAAACGCAGTTGTGCTTGGTGGAATTGATGATGTAAGGTCATCAACTTTTATGTTGGAAACACCACGAATCAATGCTTGCTCACCAGTTTGACCAGCAAGCAAACCAGCAGTAGTTCCTGCGGCTACTTGTCCAGCAACAGCAGAGCCAGTTCCTTGTGCAACAGTACCACCAGCAAGACCAGCACCAGAACTAATAATTCCAGACTTAACAGCTTCTTCAGGAGGCTTGCCAGCCAAAAGATTGGTTGATGTGCTAGAAACAAAATTATTTATTGCACCAGGGTCACCAACAAGATAATTTCCAACAGCACCACCAGCCGCACCAATAACACCAGCTTTCAATGCCTCTTCAGGAGACTTACCTTGAGCAACTTGTAGGGCGGCATTTGCTATACCAGTTCCGACTGCTGTAGCCACAGCCGCAGATGTTGCCGCTGGAAGCAGTCCAGCAGTTATCATTTGTTGACCAATAGCCGAACCAACTCCTGGAGCCGCAACACTCAATGCAATTGCCGCAATCAGTGGTGCGTTTTGAGAAAGGCTTAAATCTTTGTCTAGTTGAACGGCGGCTTGATTTATTGTCTGTTCAGCAGGTTGAAATAAGTTTGTAGCTGCATTGCTAATGGCACCAAAAACACCACCGCCACCACTTTGAACTGTAGGCGCATCAAATCCAACACCACCTAAGTATGGTCTTGTTACTCCATCTTTAGATATTGTATTGTCTGCTGGGTTATATATGTATAAGGTTTTTGCCATATCAAACCCCCAATGCCAAAAGAACCTGCAAGCACTTGCAAGTTACATTGAGATTGTTTTTTGATGTTTTCATCAAACAGTGCCGTTAGCCACAATGTTGCCCAACACAGTCAGGTTCCCTGAACTGTCAATCTTCATTACATCTGTTCCTGAATGACGAATAAGCAGATTAGACCCACTCTCAACAAAGCTGAAGTTGGTGAAGGTTCCATCTGCCTTGGTTGCAATGGCAGTGGAAATGTTGGTGAACTCAGTATCAATCTCAGTTCCCTTGACAACCTTGCTTGCATTCCCTGGCGACAAAGCATCTTTAGCCGCAAAGTTGGTGGTTTTGGTGTAATTTGCCATGTTTCTTCCTTAAACCAGTTTGCCGTTCTTGGCTTGTATCTCAATCTTTTGAATGCTCACAGGATACCCATTGATCTGCACTTCATAACCTGTCTGCACAGTCTTGCCAGAACCTGATGTTTGACCAACCAAAGTCTGCAAAGAAATGCCATCTGAGTAGTAGGCAACAGGAACACCATTTGCCCCATACTCAGCAGTACCATATTCAGCAACAGTAGACTGAGGAATTTGCAATGTGGTGGAGTAATACTGACCCGTGAAGTCATATCCCCACTTGATGATGAAGCCTTGGTTTGATCCACCAATCACCACCACAGCAATGCGCTTCAGGATGGATGTGACATTGGGCGCACCTAAGTCAGCATAAGTCGTGAAATACTGCAATCGGTATGTGCTTGCATGGTCAAGATAAGTCCCATACTTACCCACATAACCATTCTTGCCAATCAGCAAGTCTCCATTGCGTTTAGCAAGGAAAGCAGTTGGAGTGATGGAATCCCACACAGTTACCCGTGAAGAACCATCTTGCAATGCCGCCTTGGTGTCAAAGCAGTAGGTCTGGGTTGCAGTCGGGAAGTTAATCAGGTAGAAGGCATTTGACTCTGAATAGACTGCCTTGATGTTTGCTAATGTCTCAGCATTCACAATCGTCATCAAGTCATCACGCACATTCTTAGACAAGTCCCGCAAAGGCGCAGACTTCTCTTGAATGGTTCTGAGCAATGAACGCACACCACTGTTTGACAAGAAAACCACATCACTGCCTGTATTGGCAATGGAGTCCCTTGCAATGCAACCAATGTTGCTGATGGTGTCACTCAGAGACAGGCTTGATGGGGTAGTTGCATTTGCATAAATCAATACTTGACGCTTGCCAAAGATAAACAAGAATCCATTGTGAGCCGCTAACCCTGTAATCTCATCAGACCCATTGGGCCATACCCGTGAAATGTCCAAAGAACCAGCAGTTCCTGTTGACCAGATGTGTCCTGCAAGCAAGTCAGAGAAATAGACAGTTACAGTGTCAGCAGTGCTACTAGCAGTCCACAAGCGACCATAGGCAGAGATAACAATGTTGGTTTGTGGAGCAGTCGCAACATAACCGCTTTTCTCGCTCACACGCCTATATGTAGTGGTACTTACAGCAGGGTCATAAATGAGTGGGTCATAACCTGACTGAAAGAAATATGTGATTCCATTCAGAGAAGCACAATGCCAGTTGCTTGCAGTAATGGTGGGGCCAGTACCTCCCCCCCCATAGGTCAACTCAACAACACTCGCACCACTCAGTTTAAACAGCTTGTTGTTTCCAGCGAACAGAACAGTCAAAGTGCCATCAGTCTGCACCAACTCATGGATGACTGTTACATTGTTTGCACCAAGGTTGCCAGAGGATGTGTTAACCCTTGAAAAGCCTTTGCGAGAGCCAATGCGCCCGTATTGGTCAATCACGCAGTTTGTTGCAATCGCAGCGTATCCAGCCGCTAAATCAAGCGGAGAGTCTTGTGTATTGAGTCCAAAAAAGCCTGGAGCCGATACAGAAAAGGTCTGGATTTGCTGGCTCATGTTGATACAAATTGCTGATTTTCTGGATACCGATTTGCCTCTAAAGCAATGTAATCGGAGAGCATGGATCGGAATAGTGTGTATGCCTCTGATGAAGACAACCCACCATCTTCTCCACGCTCAACCAATGCCCTGGCATACGCACCTTGAGCAACAACTACATCAGGCACAAGAACAACAGTGCTGTCAGATGCCAAAGTTGCCTGGGGTATTGTCAGACTGAATTTCAGTGTGTACACGCCATCAGGAATTGGAAACAAGCTGACTTTGGTGTTGTAAGAGCCATCTATTCCATCAAAAGTAAATTCTGTTGGAATTGAGTTGACCAGAGGCAAGAAGTTCTGTTTGCGGTTCATGTCCACAAATGTGATGTTAGTCAAACCAACATTACTGGTTGTGTTGATGGCATCCATCACCTGAAACTTCTGACCAGCACCAGTGAGTGAATATGATGGGGTTGAAGCCACAGTAGTCACAGTGATGGTCTGTCCCAAAGAATTCCAACCAAAAGAATCCTCCACTTGACGCTTTGCATCGTTTACAAACTTTGCAACCAAAGTGGAATAGGTGGTTTCGTTGTAAGTGGTTACAACAGGCTCACGCAAGCGGATCAACACATCGTTGACAAGTTCTAGTAGTGTCATGCTCTTGCCAACCCTTCTTGTTCAAATGTTGCTATAAAACTGAATGTGCTTCCTGCTTCAGTAGTTATTTTTAACTTGTCATCTTCTTCTAAAACAATGTAGGCATTGCCATCAAACTGAAGATAGTTTTTTGATGTGAAATTGTATTGAGTCAATATATCAAGCGTAGTATTAGCACTTGCGTCATACCATTGAACAGTTATATGCTTGGTAGAGCCACCTGTATTGTGTATATACATTACAGTAAATTTGGCGTAATAGCCCGTAGGACAGGTATAGACTGTTGTGTCTACTGCCGCTGTAGGACTAACACCAACTG